GGGAACGGTTAGCAAGACCGGCAACCCTCCCACGTATGACATCAAACTTAATAAACACAAAACACATATTAACATATATTATAAACTATACCAAAATATGTAACACAAATAAATAAATTACACTATGGATACACAGATGGAACAAACTCTGCAGCCTGCCCATTCTGACCCACACTAAGCCAAGTCAAAAACAATTGTGTCGACAACGACGTCAACAATAGGGTACTATTTGTTGTGTATGCTGGTGGGGTGACGGTGACATAATTCGCCAACCCAGTGCCAGACGCAATGCCAGACACATACACCTCAACAACAACAATAGTTTCATACCCCAAAGTTGCAGAAATGTTGACAACCATATGCGCGACTTTACCCCCGCCTGATGTGATATTGGCGAGGGCTGACCCTGTGGTGGCAACAGTAGCCAGGGATTGTGTCCCTGTAATCGACGCCAAACTGTAATTGCTTGACGTCGTGTTGCCAGTTATACGATACCTAAGGACATATCTTCCATTCTTTCTTAAAATCACATCAGTGCCACTCAAAGCCACAACCGGTCCCTGCAGCCCTGTGTCAGTGCCCGTAGTGTACGTGTTGGCACTATTAATGCCAACCGACGTCGAGACACCTGCACTAGGCGTAGAGACCTGATTAAATACAATTGTGGGTACCCTTCCAGTAGGGTTGGAGTTGGCTGTTACTGCTACGGTTCCGTCAAATTGGCCAACAATGGCCGGGCAAGGCGTCACTAGCGTATAGGACTCTCCACCAATAATTGGTTTCATAAATTCTATATCGTATGATACCCACATCTCGCCGAGAGTGGTGCCAGGGGTACTGACACCGGGTAATCCGGCGGTAGCCACTTGAAATTTGCCGAAATCGTAGAAACGCTTATCACTGGTGTCCGTAGTTTCGTACGCTGGGTCTCTTATATATAATACGGTTTCGCCCGAGACCGAGGCGTCGCACTCAATGGCATGAATCAAATTTTGGGATGGTTTGCAAGAAACTGCAAACTCTGAATTTTCCATCTCAACTTTCGTAACGAACGCCCTGTCCACTGTGTTATAGTTTGTGGCCATAACTATGGTACCAAGGGGTCCGGATGCTGCATAATCACTGGTCATGGTTTTGTAAACGAACACCATGCCATGAATCTTATATTGGGTGTATTGTTTGGCCATACGTGCTAACCATGGGAACAACTGACTATTACCGGGGTTAAGGGTATATTCAGTATTAACAAATGCTGTTGGGTTGTTAGGAACCAACAGATCTTTAATATATTCCCGATGGGCAACTCTAACGCTATGATCGTTTTTCACAAACTGCGGAACCATGTCTGCTGACGTGGACACCTTAGAAAGTGAATTAGATTTAACGTCGTAATCGCCATAGCCACTAATAGCCGACAATCCTGCACCTAACTTTCTACCTAACATTCCTCCAACTGGTCCTCCGAGTTTTGCTCCCAAAGCAGCACCGCCATAAGCGGCACTGCCTTTAGGCAACCTAGCAAGCACTTTATCAAGCTTACCCAGTATCCCCGAAGGTGCTGAAGCAGGTCGACTAACTTCATAATCACCTTTTCCTTTAATCTTACGAACTGCAACATTCTTATTTTTCTTACCTGCCATATTTACACTATGTACACTTAATGTACTCAATTTTCTAGTTTCTTCTACTAAACCCTGAGTGGTCAGATCGTTGTGAGCCCACACCCAACGGAAATGTTTACGGTGTGGTTAAATACATCATCGGCATAATGCATACTGCCTAGTTCATTCTCCATATCAATCTGCATAGATGGGGGATACCCAAAAGCTTTGAAAAAACTGACCCTGGTGTCATCGCTAATAACCCCGCGATACTCACCCCTGATTCTCGGTTTTGTGCTCATCCGCATGAAGCCTGAATCTGATATAATAAGTGAATTACGTACATTGCTAGGGACGCCATTGCGCTTGTAAAACTCATACAAAGCGCCAAACACTGGCAAATCCCCAAACAACGACGCACCCCCCACACCAACTTGATATGACCACTGTCGAAAACCTAACGCAGTGGCTTCAGTCAAACTTAAAGCGTCCTTGCCCCAGGCAGCTGTTGGCTGCCTACACATGACCCACTTATCGTCATTCTTGTCAATCAAAATTGGCTGGCTCTGACAAAACACCACTTCCTCAAACTCAAAAACTGGTGCCTCCACTTCCATTTCAAACCCATACCTCAAAAACCAATCCTCCAAATGTGGCGATGTCCACTCATCACTATCTTTGTTACATATTTTGTGCAAATCACGTTTCTCTAAAAATAACACACAATCATCTCCATTGTTCACAAGTTCGCAATCCAAACCAATGGACCTTACATATTCGCGAACAAGTGTACACATGATGACGCAATTGCCTAAAGACGTATTCATGTCTCCACTAGCTCTTGTGCCATCAACACTGTATTTGATTTTGTGCCCATCGACAAATCCCATTCCTTTATTGTTCAACTGCAGTTTCAACAGCTTCCGCAATTCAGTATTTTCGAAGATATCGTTGTAAATAGAGTGCTCCCACCTCAAAGCATCCGCACTAACATGCTGGTCGAACCTACTCGCATCCAACCCAACAGCAACTGGTGTTGTAAACCTCAACCATTTCCTTCTCATGGCCATCGCTACATCCTCCACAGTCATTCCTTTCATCACCACCTCTTCCCCATCTTCCCCCCACTCTTTGGCCAAAGCTTTATACATATCAGCTTCGATCCGCCGGGTGAACCTTCCAACTGCATAGTTGTACACCGGTGAACGCGGTTGTATAACTCTAGGAGCAGGATCTTTCTTCTTAGTGAAATTCAATTTTTCCATTTTCACAAAGAATTTTATAAGAGCATCCTTACTCCGCCACCCCCGGGCTTCGTACTCACGCTTAGCAGCAGCATAAAGATTTCT